GGTGTCGCTATGGGTGGTGGCGGTGGTGGTGGTGGTGGCGGTGGCGGTGGCGGGTCATTAGCACAAAATGCACCTGTACAAGAGATGAGTCCACAAGATCAAGTTATTACTCCACAACCTATAAACGTAACTGTAGACGGCTCTATTGACCCTAGCGGTGCAAGGCGTATCATAGAGGCCATAAACGAGGCTACAGAAGACGGCCTAGAAATTAACGCATTGGTGGGTTCATAATGTCTGGAGCAATGTTAGTAGAGAACGAATTACACCACGGTTACTGGCGTAAAAAAAGCGGAGCCACAACTATAACTTATCAAGCTGGGGCTGCTGCTGCTGGTCATGGCTTTGAGAATTGTATCGATGAGAATGCAGGTACTACGTTTAAGATAGCTAACTCTACACAGGTCAGGGTTAAAATCTTATTCCCTAGCTCTTTAGGGATGAACGGCTTTGCCATTTACGCACACAATCTAACTAGAGATCAGGGTGTTGCTATAAAATATAGCACTAACACTAATAATACGACTGGCGACTTTGAGGATGATGGTAGTGTTTATACCCACGAATATAAACCTACCGACAATTTATATAGGCCGTTCGGTGCAATGTGGACAGACAATAATTTTTCAGTTAGATATTTAACAATTGAAACTATAGGTTGGACTACGGAAAGCTATATATCAATTATGTCTGCTGGTCAGTGGGTTACTTCGCACATTGACGTTACCGCACCGTTTACGCCGCCTAGCTTTGCTCCTTACGAGAATACAATCAAGCGCAACAATAAGGGTAATCCATTATTAAATGATGTGCGTAAAGTTCCGCAAAAGTTAAATATAAAATTAAATAACTTTAGCGAAGATGACCTAGAAGATACTACTGATACTGCGTTCAATACACGTATAAACGGTGAGCAAAAGGCATGGCCGATGATTGAATATCTAGGGTATTTTCTTTCTCGTTATCCATTTTTTGTAATGTACACCCAAGGCGTCAGTGGCGAAACTGACGCGCAAATCAAAGCGGACAGAAATAAGATTTATTACTGCACGATAGATAAATCATTAAAGCAGCCTAGCTACGCCTCGCCTACTTTATTAAACTGGAGCATTAACGCCATTGGGTATATTGAATGAGCCAGCTTTTTACGCCTTATCATTTATACGATAACTTACTGTTGTGGCTTGACGGGGCTGACCCTAATGCTAATGACGGTGATGGCGTACCTGTACAAGACAAACCTTTGTATCAGTGGGTTGACAAAAGCCAAAACAAATACGTTTTTGAGCAGAATACTGCTGCTGATGCGCCTACCTACGACTTGGCGAATAAAAGATTGGCCTTTGACGGTACGGAACATTTAGCTTGTGCGAATATAGATAACTTTCCGCAAGTGTTTAATATGTATGTTGTTGCCTCTATAACTTACACAGCCTCTACTGCTACTAATGTTGTAATATCTTGCGACTCTGCTGATACCGAATCTGACTGGACTTTTGTTCAAGAAAAAGACTCTGATGAAATAGAGCCAAAATTTACATTTCAGGATGTAAATGACGCGACACAAACTGCAACAAGCTCTGTAACAGTTACTAACGGCGCACCTGCGATTTTTGAGTTGCTAGGTGATGGCAGGTATAATAATTCCATACAATACGTTGATGTAAATAACGCTAATAACTATGGTGGCGCTGAGGCTTCACAAATAAAACTAGACAATGACGTTGTTATTAACCTGATGAAGAATATCGCAGGTGAAGAAACGTCAGGCACAATTTACGAAGTGTTGATTTTTGATGCTTTACTAAGTCGCCATAACCGCTGGGCTATACAAGGTTATCTAAAGCATAAATACAACCTATCAATCTCTGAAACCTCTGCTGCTGGTTTAACTGATGTTATGCAAGCAGGTAGAGACAACAACCAAGATGCTCTTGCAGTTCACCCTTACAGAAATAACCCGCCACTAACAGGCGCGACTAAACTTGTAAATGCGGCCAATAACAATGAAGAAGAAACTCTAAATAATATATATCAAAACGCACACAAGCTATCACCTAGAGTTCCAATGCAGTACGTTAGGCTCTCGTTAGATTTTTGCGATAACGCTTTTGGTAGCAACACTTTTCCGTCTGGATGCACTGCTGACGCTGCTGGACAGCCTTGCTTTAACACTAGAGAAACCTGCCAAGCATTACAGGCATATAGGTTGGATAGCTCAGGTAAAAGGCAGTATATTTTTAGTCAAGAGATGGGTGATAGATTAACGGGTGTTGAAAAGCACGCACACTCTGCCCTTATATCAGTGTCTAGCGCACCTACAGAGATAGTACCAACTAAAGGTATATCTTTAAGGTCTAACGTCACTATCAAGCTACGTGACTTTATGTCTACCGATACAGATACAGATGATCACGCCGCTAGTCGTAGCTACATTACGACAGATCAAGGTAGTTACTTTGAGAAGTTTTTAGCTAGAAACCCACACTATGTAGGTCGTACTGTAGAAGTTTTTGACGGCTATGTGGCTTACGATGGCTCTATACAAACACAAGACGGAAAAAAGAAATACATAATTGACTCTATGTTCTTGGATAGAGATGTACTAACTATTAAATGCAAAGACCCAATGACTCTCGCAGATGAGTTAAAAGCTAAAATTCCAAAACCATCTGGATTTTCATTAGCAGAGTCTTTAAATACATCTACCCACAACCATATAAACTTGAAAAAAGATGATATATCTTTAGTTGGCTCTAGTAGTTCTGATAAAGCATTAGTTACAGCGGAATTTGGAGCTGATAATACCACAGGCTTTGTTCGTATTAATGATGAGATATTAGGGTATCGCGTAGATGTTAGTGGCAGTCAGGCTGCCTTAGATATTACAAGCCGAAATCAGTGGGGAACAAAAGGAAACACAGAAGCCTACGACGTAGATGATTCAATACAAAAGTGTTTATTTTTTGGCACCTACACTGGTTTAGATGACAATGATAATGTAGTAGGCGAGACAATTAATAATGTTGCATATGAAATGCTCGTGACTGGTGCTGGCGTACCTGCCGCTGCATGTAATAACGAGACAGGTGGTATTTATTCTTGGGTTGACGAAAAAACCAACTGGTTAGACACGTTTAAAATAAATATGATTCTTAGTGAGCCTAAAGAAGTTAATAAGCAACTATCACAACTTGGCTCTATGGTTGGCGTTAATTTCTTTTACGATGATTTAAGCTCGCAGATTGTTATGAGAGCAGAGACTCCAGAGATTACTACTGACAGCATAGTTCGAGTTACAGATGACCATATAGTTGAAGATAGCTATAAGCTAATAAAAGCGGACAAAGATAGAATCTCAAGAGTTTACTACTACTACAATCTGCGAAATTCAACTGATGATAAAGATAAGCCAAAATCATTTAAAAATTTATACGTTAATATTGACTCTGACTCTGAAACAGATTTTGAATACGCCAAAGAATCAAACAAGGTAATTTACGGCTGGGGTGTAAAAGATTCGTCTGTAGCTACAAGTGTAAGTCAAAGAATTTTAAATAGATTTAAGAAAACACCTATTTCTTGCAGCTTCAAACTTGATGCTTCCTATGACCAGTTATCTACAGGCGATCATTTTTATTTAAGCACTAGGCATATAACTGACATATATGGCGAGCAAAAAATACAAACAGAGATGCAGGTTCTATCGACAGAGTTTGATAGTAAAAAACAACAATTTTTAATTAAGGCTAAACAGTTTAGATTCGGAACTCTTAACAGGGGTAGAGTAACTGCTAATGATATTGGTGGCTTTAACAAGGCTAATGCAGATAATACAAGTGAGGGATTTAACTCCTTAAATAACACTAATGGCGGGTTAGGTACAGAGCAATCACCTTACTTGGGCGTTAGGTCTACAGGCTCATTTATATCTAATGATGCTAATAGAGCGGCAAGCAGTAGAACATTTATAAGTGCCTCTGTTGTTGCTGGCGGCCAAAACTTTAACAACACATCCACTATAGTTGCCGCAGAAGTAACAGCAGATCAAGGAACAGGATTAACATTAACTGCGACCGCCGTAGGTGGTGTTGTTCAGTCTGTAGCCGTTACAAGCAATCCAGCCACAGGTAGTAATCTTGGCGATGCAAGCCACCTTAACTACTTTGATGGTCAAATAGTGACCTGCGTAGATGGTGTAAATAATGGCGGTGGCGCTGCTACTGGGCTACAATTACGCCTAAATGTTAGTGCTAAAATGTCAGGCGGCCAAGAGCCGTATTCAATAGTTTGAGGAATTTATGACTACATACAGAGCGGTATCAGATACAGAGGTAGCTGTAGATGCGCCTTTAACGCAGCAGCTTATGCAAGCGCTTAAAGATAACCAGTTAGCGATTGGTGAGGGCGCAAGTCAGGCTCCAAGACAAAGCCATTTAGCTTTAGGTAATGTTGCGGCTGGTGAAAAGCCAATTATCTTTTGGGCTAGGAATACAGGGTTCAATGGTAGCGGGGTCAACAACGGTCACTCTACCGCTTATGATTATTACTCTAAAACTTGGACTGTTGCAAAGTGCGGGACTTATAGATTTAAAGTAATGGCACAAGGGCAGGATGGAAATATAAGATGTCGTACTCAACTTTACAAAATAGCCGCTGGAGATGATGGTGCTGGCTCGGTAGTTTTAGAGACGGCTGGTGCAGTAAGTACAGCCATTTATAATCAGACAGATGTAACTTTTGCAACTGGCGATAAGTTTTATATAAGAAATAATAGGACAGATGGAGATGATGTAGGCCGCAGGTTTTCAAGGCTTATTGTTTCAGTATTGCAGCCATTGACAAACTTTTGTGAAACATTTGAAATAGGGAGTCAAGGCTCTGTATCTGCCAACAATGCTTACGACTCAAGGTTGGCATTTAATGGTGATGGCGGTAACGGCTCCAGCATACCTAAGTTTGAAGATTTAGAAGACTACGGATTAAATACTACAGATACACAGTTTAATGCCTTAGACTTAACGAGTACGGAGCGATAAATGGACGGCTTACAACTACTAAACACAAAAAATATACGCAATAATCTGTTAAAGAATTCAGACTATACGCAATTTAATGACAGCCCTTTATCTGATGAGGAAAAAGCGGCTTGGGCAACATACAGGCAAGAGCTTAGAGATTTAATGTCTAACTTAGATGACCTTGATCATGTTGACGAAGTAACTTGGCCTATTGAGCCTCAGTAAATTAAACAGAGAATATTATGGCTACTGAAATAAAATTAAGACGTGGAACTAAAGCCCAGCACGATGACGGCTCAGGCTTTACTGGTGCTGAGGGTGAAGTAACTGTCGATACAACTGACGACACTCTACGTGTTCACGATGGCTCTCTTAAAGGTGGTCATGTAATAGCGAAGCTGTCAGACGTAGAAGCGTCCGATACTCTCGCCGAGTTGCTTGCTAAAGGTAATTCTACTGGCTCTAATGATATACAAGTTGATGGTACTGATAAGGTTACATTCGGTGCAGAGTCAGGTGGTAAGTTAGAGATATATGAAGATGACAGCCAAAACGGAGTTATCAAACAGACGGGTACTGGTGCTTTAAAAATATCAGGAATATACGGGACGTTAAATAACGATTCTGATGAAGAATTAATTTCTTGGGACACTGATAATGCGGGTCTATCTTGGCGCGGTGCTTCTGGCGCAGGACTTAAACTCTTTACTAAAGAAACAGGTATAGGCGTAACAGGTACAGTTAACGCCTCTGACGGATTAACCGCCGACTACATCGATCTAACTGGTGGTGAATCCACAACAACTACAGGCACTATAGCTTGTAAGCAAATTGTTTTAAATGACCCTACTTCAACTAATGACGGAGATGATGGCACTGATTTAGCCAGAATATATACAGAATCTACTATTACTAACCGCTCTAGTTTAGTTATACATTCTGCTGATGACGGAAACGACCAGATTGTATTAAGAACAGATAACGATGTAGATGTTTTAGTAGCGGACTCCCACGGCATAAACGTAACAGGTACGGTTGACTGTGACGGCTTAAAAATGGATGACGGTGAGTACGCACAATTTGGTACTGCTAATGACTTGCAGATTTTCCACAGCGGAAATCATAGTTACATTAAAGATCGCGGCACAGGAATACTAAGCATACAAAGTGATGGCGATTCTATTACATTCCACGACAGTGCTAATGCCAGAGATATGGCTAAGTTTAGCGTAGGTGGTACAGCGTCTTTAAACTGGGCTGGTGGAACTGGCACAGGTACTAAGTTAGCCACTACAGCTACAGGCATAAACGTAACAGGTACGGTTACTGCTTCTGACGGTTTAACTGCTGACTACATTGACCTAACTGGTGGTGAATCTACAACAACTACAGGAACAGTTGCTTGTACAACAATAAAACTTGCTGACCCCAGCACTCCAGAGAATGATCAGCACTTAATATACACAGAAGCAGACAGTGTTGACTCACCTCTTACTAATCTAGTAATACACGCTGGAGATGATACGCACGAAAAAGTTATTTTAAGAGTTGGTAATAATAACGGTGGACACATTGATGCCTTAAAAGCTACGGGTTCAGGTGTAGATATAGCTTCTAGCTTAGACGTAACAGGTACGGTTACTGCTGATGGTGTCAACTTAGCTGACGATAAAAAGCTAACAATGGGTACATCAGATGATTTTAGAATATACAAAAATGCGTCTGGAAATGCAATCATTCACGAGAGTGGTAGTGGTAATTTAGAAATAAGAGGTGAGTCAGGAACATTAAGAAATAACGCTAATGAAACGTGCTTAGGTTGGAATGCTGATAAAGCGTATTTGTATTGGCAAGGCGATACAGGAACTAAAGGTGAAAGGCTCAAAACTACTGATTCAGGCATAGACGTAACAGGTACGGTTACTTGTGATGAGGCTTTGACAATATCTTCAACGGGTGCTGCTGCTGATGCAAAACCTGATATATGGTTATTCAACAATGCGCCTGCCGCTGTAAATGAAAGATTAGGTCAAATAACGTGGTATGGCAAAAATGACGTATCGCCTGAGCAAGAGACTGTAAATTATGCTTTCCAAGAAGTAAAAACTACTAATGTTGGTGATAGCACTGAGCAAGCCGAGATGCAATTCCACATTAGGAATGGCGCTAGTCACGTTGAAGTTTTAACTTTAGACAGCTCAGGCATAGACGTAACAGGTACGGTAGAAGCAGATGCGTTTAGCGGTACTGGCACTACTGCGATAACCGACTTTGTTACCGCTGTATCTACAAACAATAACGATACAACTGTACCAACTACTGCTGCCGTTAAGAGTTATGTAGATAACAACGATGGAGATACTACATATACAGGCGGCACTGGCTTAACTTTAAATGGCACTACTTTTAACGTAGACGCTGCTCAGACTGGCATTACATCAGTAGGCACGTTAAGCGGATTAACTACAGGCGCTACTACAGTTAATGGATCGCTATCGGTTAATTCTACTAGCGCGGACACTACTTATAGCCCAGAAATAGTTTTAGAAAGAAATGGTGGGGCTGCTGCTGGTGATGATGGTGATAAGTTAGGTGTTATTACGTTTAAGGGTGACGATACAAGCGGTACGCAAGCTGTATATGCTCAAATTGGCGCAAGAATAGTAGATGATGGCGCTGATAATACAAATACAAAAGGTGAGATCAGAATAGCTTGCGGATATAACGCTACTGCAAACTTAGAAGACCCATCATTAAGGATAGACCATTTAGGCACTTGGATTAATGAGAGTCAGGCAGATGGCTCGGCAGATTCAAGTTTTTATAATGTTTCTGGCTTTAGGAGCGGTATAAAATACTGGGCTAATCAATCATCGGGCTACGCCATAGAAGTAAAAAGCGCTACACCTACTGCTGATAGAGATATAAAATTCCCTGATGTTTCGGGACTTGTAGTTGTTTCTGGGGTTGCGGGTGGCTCTATGAATGGTGGCGGTGGTTTAGGAACCGCGCAAACCGCTTGGTCTCCTGAACAATTCATGGCTAACGCAAATACTGACTATTATCATTACACTGACGCATCTACAGATGTAGATTTGTTAGTAGCTGTGCCTTTTTCTGGTATTGACCTCGCCGAGTACGGTACAAAATACACTTTTCGTAATATATCTGCAAATGCTAATTCTAAAATAACTATAGACTTAGACGGCTTTACCTCTGCCTCTTCACAAGGCAATACGCAGTATTATTCAATCAACAAATATGACGGCTCCACACCGTCATTAATAACTAGCGCGGCAGCTAATTTAGTTATAAGCGTAGGAGGGGTTATAGAGATGTCCCCTATTTCTTCTGCTGTTTGGCATGTAACTGGAACTGGTTTTGCATAATGGAATTATCAATGGAACAGAAGATTGACAAGGCTCTAGCTCGCATAGAGGGCCACGAAAACGTATGCGCTGTACGTTATGAGAATATAGAAAAGATACTAGAAGAGCGCGGCACAAGGCTCGACAGATTGGATGGTAAAATTGATGGACTATATAAAACAGTCATTGCTTGTTCGCTTACTCCTATTATTGTTGTTGTTGCAATTATCAAATTTTTGTAACGCACAAGAAGAGCAAGCCGCCACAGTAGGTGACTTTGGCTCTAACAACCAGCAAAGCGCTGAGAGCATTGATAACAGGACGACTACGACTATTACTCAAGAAGGCGCTGTAGTTAGCACTGCGGTTGCTCCGAGCGGCTCTAGCTACAATCAGGACGTATGTGTATTCTCTGGTAGTGCTGGCGTACAAACACAAATGTTTGGATTAGCCATTGGCAAGCCTGTCGTAGATCAAAACTGTGAGCGTTTAAAGCTGTCTAAACAGTTACAGGCTCTAGGTCTAAAAGTGGCTGCTGTTAGTGTTATGTGCCAAGACCATAGGGTATGGTGGGCTTTATATGAATCGGGAACGCCCTGCCCGACTAATCAAGGATTAATTGGAAATGATGCGTACACTTTTTATAAACACCGCCCTGATAGGGTTCCTGATCAGCCTGTCGTTTACCGCGAAGAGTCAAACAGACCTCCAAAACAGTACAGCCGTCATAGACAGCCTAATAAGTGATGGGGCTAATAATTTCATTTCGCAAATGGCTGAAAATATGGTCGATGGCACTACTGATATTGTGCATCCTGATACTGGCAAGCAGTACCATGTTACCCAAGAACAACTCAATGCATTTAATGCTGCCTATTCTTTGGCACTCGCCGAATCCACTCAAGAGCACCTCACTGCTCTGCTGATTCAAGATCAGATTATCGGCCAGCAAATTGAATTTGAAGAGCAAAAAAATACAATGATTAACGAAGCTGAAAAGATGGCTGCCGTTACCGCTATTGCTGCTGAGATAGAGGTTGCCAATGAGTCAACTAAGATCGGCATGGAGAAGTATGCAACTGATAACGACTTGCGAGAAATAAAGCAGGATACAAGAGATAAGTATGCGGCTAGTATAGAAGGTATGGTAGTAGCTAGTCGGACTAAAAATATGCTTGAACAGTACGAAGGAGCAATAATTGAATCAACGACCTTTGTCACACAGGCTTCTGGTACTGTTCAAGCATTCTACGATTCCGCATCTGTACAAATAGATCAGATGTACCTAAACCAACTAAACGTAGCTTGGGCTGGTGAAGTCGTAGGTGTAGAGAATCAGTTTTGGCTAGTAAATTCAAATATGCAAGGTGAGTTCTACCCTGATGATATAGAGATGCAACCATAATGAAAGCAGAGCAAATTAGCACATGGATTGGAATCGCTACAGCCTTTGCGGGTGTAGTAGCCTCGTTTGTGACAATGGAGACAAAGTTAGAAGCCTTAGAAAATAAAATGGCTGAAATTTATAATGTTGAAGAAATACGTGCGCTTGAGCGTAGATTGACTACACTTGAGGTAACACAACAGAATAGTGATATAAGCCACATCTCAGCAACCATAGCAACCATACAGGGGAATATTAAAAATGTTGAAACAAAGATTAGTGGAATCAAAGAAACGGATACAAGTGAAATTCAAAGCGGCGTTCGCGTCAA